ATCACCCTGACCCGGGCGGACGGCGACCAGCACCGCTTCCTGCAGGCCGACCGCGACAGCTACAGCGGCGTGCGCGCCTACTACTACGACACGAACAGCGCCGAGAAGAAGGAGGCCATCGCCGGGGGCGAGGACAACCTCAAGGACCTGCGCCACGTCCACACCGACCAGGCCAGCGCCCTCAACGCCGCCCGGGGCGAGTGGAGCCGCCTGCAACGCGGTACCGCGACGCTCAGCTACACCCTGGCCAAGGGACGGCCTGACCTGATCCCCGAGCTGACCTACTCGCTGAGCGGCATCAAGGACGAGATCGCCGCCATCACCTGGCTGGGCTCTCATGTCGCGCACAGCTTCACCGCCGATGCCTACACCACCAGCCTGGAGCTGGAGTCGAAGCTGCCGGATGGCGAGGAGATCCTCGACCTGGCGGAAGAAGCGACCGATTACACCGGCGTGCTGGCTTGGTACCGAGACGAGAAGACGGGCAAGGAGAGCAAGGTCACGGCTGGCGACCAGGCCAGGCCCAAGCGATTGACGGCGCTGTATACGAGTAAGGTGGCGGCGGAGAGGGCGGTGGAGGGGGAGTGGAAGAAGATGGCATGAGCAGGAAGAGGGTCGTCAGGGTACCCTTTAGTCCATCTGTTCCTGTGTGTGGATTACTGGAACGGCAGTATGCGAAGCGGGCCTGACTTTGAGTGATCAAAGAGCAGAAAGGTAACCTCACTCCTGAGTGTGTACGGATTGACCCGCTCCTACGACGCTAGACAACCCACTAGCCCATTAGGAAATAAGCGCTTCGCGTTGTAGGTATGAAACGCTCACCAGTAACGCAGTTCGCGCAGAGGGGATATTGGTTACCTTTCTTTGAGGAAAGTAGCATAACTAGTAAACTTGCCGCAACTCCTTTCTTTCTAGAGTATTTAGAAGGTCAACTTCATTCCAATTAATAAACCAATGCTCCGTAGAGCAGAAGTTAAAGAAGTCATTAAGTGATGGTTTATTTGGCTTTGTCATGCTTAGGGTGGAGCATAGACGATCAATATATTTTTTCTTTCGCTTGTAGTCGACATGCGGGCATGTAAGTGTATCAAGTAATAAGCAGGTTTGCTCAGTGCTTGAAAGTATACTTTTTAAGTCTTGTAGTCGAGCGTCTATTCTTTTTAGAATGCTTGTTCGAACGGCATCGTATTGTGAATGCTGTTTTATATAAAAAAGGCAGGATGTTAAGTTGAAGTACGAATCATTGTCGCCAAACACCTTTTTTATAGTCTCAGTCGGCAGCAAGTAATCGTCACCAAGATCAGTCAGTGCTAAAACAACATTGATAACCTCTAAAGATATAAAGTTTTCTACGTCTGCTTTTCGATTGATTGTGTCACTATCCAGTAGTGATATAGATAAATCAAAAGTCTTCTGTTTGATGGTGTGGCAAAAGTGACCAAGATGCTCGTCTGCGAATCGACAAAGAAGTATTATCGATGCGCAGAATTTGTAAGAAGCACCAACGGAGGGGGATACAGAGTAGAAGAAATACATTACCTCAAGAAAAACTAGTATGGCATCCCGGTATTTATCAGAACCAACATCTGCACTGATCTCATCCTCAATATTGATTAAGCGCTTTGTTCTTTCGAAGAAGGCTGAAACTATGTATGATGATACCTCGTCATAGCTCACGTCTTCAGAAGAGCACGTTGCTTTTATTGAATCAATAAAACTTCTAATAAGTCGGTCTATCCGGTAGATTTCTTTTGGAGTAATGGAGGTTTTATCATTTTTCTCCTCTAGAAACTTCCCTGTAAACTCGTTTATATGATGATTAACCTGTCGGATTACCTTTGATTTTGCAGTAAAAAATGGCCTTTCATATATCTGGCTCTTGGCGGTATTGGCATGGAGCTTGTAAGCAGATAGCGTGTCGCAATATATTTCATAGATTTTATTCGCCTGCTGCTCGGACTGTGTAAATATGAAGACATCGTCCACATATCGCTTGATTGAGTAATCCACCCCAAGAGTCATGTTGTATGGATGTTGGGATAGTTTCAACTCAACCTGGCAGTCGATGTCTTGGAAAATGATTTCTGAGAATATACGACTAATTTCAGGCCCAATAACTATTCCATTTGTTTCGTTGTGATTGGCCATCCTTATTAGTTCATCAAAGTTATTCCCAAATAGAGGTGTACGAAATCTATTCTTGTCTTTTATGAATTGCTTGCTCTTTGTGGCCCAGGCAATAGAGTGCGTATAAATACTGTCGAAGCATTTGGATACGTCAAGTGTTTTGAGAGATGTGAAATCTTTCTCCAGATCTAGAAATTGTTTTGAGTTGTAAAATTTATATAGGTGCGAATATCCTCTATAAGAAAAAAATGAAGAGCTGTGTTTTATCCTCTTGTCTGAGGATATATCATCAACTGAGCCTCTTTTATACTGCCCAATGTTTTCCCAAGAGCTTTTAAAGTAAAAAATACTTGCTGTGCGTATTGGGGCGCGAATAGAGAAATTCCCTAATGAGCTATAGTGGCAAATGAGCTTCTCGTAGCGCTCATAAAATAACCGCATTTGCCATTGGGATAGAGGGTGTATGACAGAGAGACGTCTAAATTCAGTTGAGTTTTTTCTGATCTTGTATTGATATGGAATTGTATTGGCATTAGCCCCTGTGCCATAGACGAATTTCTTTACCAGCTCTAAGGCAAATGATGAGTTTTTGGTGGCTTGCTTTGTAATATTATAAAATCCGTCATTTGAAAATATTATTGGCGTTTCATGCGGGATCGTTTCTGTTACGAGAACCCGGCAGTAATCCCCTCTTGTTATTTTTTTAGCGTTCTTATTAAGCATACTTCCAGCACTCCTGAATAATTTTAAGTTGGCTGCGAGAAAAATATACATATATTCTCTCTTTAAAACCCTTGGAGAAACTGAAGGTGATCAGTCTGCGCCGCTGATATGTGCTTGTCTTGCAGTAAAAATCATTAAATATCGTGCCATGACTACTGAATACGGCCCGATGCAAATATTCATCCAGCATGCATAATGCTTCTGACTTGTTAAAGTCAACTCTATGGTAGTTGTGAAAGATGCCTGCTAACTTATGACTTCCTTTATTTATATCTATAACACTGAAGTTTGATGTTAAGAACTTGAGTCGTAGTTCAAGAAGTTCAAAATTTCTATTCTTGCAGTAGTCTATTATTGCTCTGGTTAGCCTTGTCTTGATTTTGTTTATTTTTGAGCTTGATATATCTAGTATTACTTCCCTGTAATCGTTTTTTTTAGTAGGCTCATAAACGGATAGCCTATAACCAAGATACTCGAACTCAAGGAGTGGCGGATTTGTCGGATTATGCGCGGTAGGCTTGAATTCCTTTGAGTCAGGTGCCTCGCAGAGAGCTTCCTTCTTCTTGTTAAGATGAAGTCCGCCAGGAAGAAACTTGCCGATTTTTTTAATAAATTGCTTGGCGATCTCTTCTCCGCTGGTGAGAATAATAATGTCATCTACATAGCGGCTATAATAGAAAACCATAGGCATTGTGGATATTTTTCTATCGAATGATGCCATTAGTATTTCTGACAAGGTTGCGCTGAGTGACAGTCCCCTAGGTAAACCACTACCCCCTGTCAATGCAAAGTTTTCGAGAATATCTTTTATAAAGGTTTTTGTCAGAGGGCTTAGCTTCTTGATTGCATTGATCTCATTAATGACAAGAAGCGTGTTAAAAGATTCGTAAAAGCTCTTTATGTCAAGTCGGTATATTTTATATTGAACGCCTTCTGATATTAAGTTTTTTATATTGGAGATAATTGTGTCGCGTGAGGCAGCTTGTAGTGGAATCGCTTTTCTTAGGTTTCGATCAATTTTCCTAAGTATTAGCTCGTCAGAAAAGCTTTGGATTCTATATACATTTTTGCCTCGTACTTCATTGCAGGCAAGAAAGTTATAAGCTGAAAATCCCGTTGTGACACGAGCGACAGCTGTCTCTAGCTCTTTTTCTTTAAGAGCTAAAGACTTGAGCGGCTTGTTTTCTAGGAAGTCGCTCTTTTTAAGCATCTTTGAAAGAGATACATAATTAAAGGACTGATCGTACATTTGTCCTCCCTGATGATTTCTTGTGCAGATATTCTATCATCGCGCAAGAATGACTGATGTTACTTGGAGCGTGTCCATGAATATGCTGCGTCAGATTAATTGCTTAATGTATTGGTTACATAGATGTTCTTTACGATCTCAAGTACCTTATTTTTACTCAAAGTAGCCATAAACAATTTCGCCATACTAGCAAGGGCTTATTTAGACAGCGGTAGGAGCCTACTACTCAAATGCAGCACCCACGCTACCGTGACGCATTGGTACTTTTTGGTAAGCTTTCAAAGCATCAGCACGGCACCTCACCAGTTAGCAGAAGGTGATCAAGCTGTTCTTCTGTAACGATGAAGGCTCCAGCCTCGCGGGCGGCTTCAACTTTGGTTGGGCCTGCGTTGTAGCCGATGCACAGGATAGCTAGCGATTTGCCAGCGCTTTTCATCACCCGTAAACCATGCTCAGCGGCTTTATTTTCAAGTCGAGTACGATCAGCTGACTTGAAGCCAGTGAAAAGGATCTGTGGGCGGCTGTCTGGTTGGGCGCGGGGCGCCGGTTCTGGCGCTGGCTCGGCAAGGTCGAAAAGCAGCTGCTCTGCGCCTTCTAGGTATTCCTGGACGCGATCCTTGCGAAAGGTGCGAGGGAGGCTGTCGTGCTCACTTCGCCCCTGTATGTAGCGGGTATTTTCAGTCCAGCGAAGTATCGCCCATTCGAGCACCTCGCCCTTGGCATCTTGGTAGATAAACCTTAGTGGTTGCATGCCAGTCGTAGCCATCCATTGCCTGTTCTTAATGGGAACAGATTATGCCGGCCTTTTGATGTCGGCGACAGCCGCCGCCAGCTCCTCGAGGCGCTGCTCGATGGCGGTCAGTCGTTTCTTTTCCGCAGCAGCGACCTGTATCTCTCGCTGATCGTCCTCGCCTAGGGAGCGAAATAGCTCAAGGATGGCCTGCTCGCGGGGGCTTATCTCGGAGGAGGTGGAAGCCTGTTGCGCAGGCGCAGCGTCTGCATCCGCGCGACGCATTTGGCCTTCGCCGGTCAGCAGCCAGTCGAGAGAAATGCCGTGCTGTGATGCAATGTCTACGCATTTTGCGTATGGCACAGTGTCACGTGTTTTCCAGCCGCTTACGGCTTGCGGGCTATAACCAAGAGCATTTGCAAGCTGAGTACTGCTTTTGGTTTCTAGAACACATGCAAGGCGTTCAAGGACTGCCTCTGCGCTTGTTTTAAGCATTCTGAGTATTTTCCCATTGACATACGCATATTGCGTACTTAGGATTCCGCGCAATGAGTACATTTTAACTCACTGAGAACAGACGAAACATGAATGGACTAGGCGCCACTGCTACTGCCATGAGCAAGAACCAGATCCTGGCTCGACTGGTGGAGCGCGGCAGTAACTTCCGCCAGTTCGCTCTGAGCCACGGCTACGAGCCACGCACCGTGACCCAGGCGGTCGAGCGCTGGGTTGGGCGGGAAGGCCTGCCGCGCGGCCGGCTGACCTTTCGCATCCTGCACGACCTGTCGCAGGAGATCGGGGCCGAGGTGATTCCGGGAATCCTGGATGAGGCCGAAGAGGATCGGCGGCCAGCCCCTTCGACAGCACCGCAACGGTAAGTGCCCACCGAGAACAGGAGAACCAGAAGATGAAACGCACGCTATTGGAAACGCGGCGGCAGGTGGCCAGCGCCATCGTCTGCGCCTACCCGGGCGGACGGGAATGCGCCGCCGCGCGGTTGGGCATGCCGCTGAAGAAGTTCGACAACCATCTGTACGAGAGCAAGGGTAGTCGTCCGCTCAGCGACGAGCAGTTGCACTTGCTGGAAGCGGAAAGCGGCACCACCTATTTGCCGGACTACATGGCGGCCATGTACGGCGGCGTGTTCGTGCCGATCGCCGCCCCGGACGAGTTGGACAATCTGGACCTCTACAGCCGCTCGGTAAAGACCGCCGTCAAGCGTGGCCGGGTGGATCAAATCATTGCCGAGGCGCTGGAAGATGGAGTGCTCGACGAGCGGGAGGTGGAAACCATCCTGGCCGCCCACCGCAAGCACATCGCCGCCCGGCATGCCGAAGTGCAGGCTGTGATCGTTCTGCATACCAAGCAGTGAAGGGGCATCCATGGACAGATACCAAGTACGCATCGATATCAGCGGTTGCCCGGGTTCTGGCAAGACCACTCTGCTGCAGCTGATCGGGCACTGCCTGAAAACGGCCGGCTTCAACGTGGAGTGTCTGGACGAGGGGCAGCCGAGTGCCATCCCCAAGGACGTTTCCAAGATGCTGGACTCCCTGCGGGAGATCTGGCCCCGGCAGAGCCTGATTTCGGTCTGCACGCACGATGTGCGCTCACAGGATATCCAGCAGCTCGGAGGACGGCCGCATGCTCCGGCCAATTCGGAGAGGCTCCCTCGCCACGGCCTCGAACAGTTGGTCGAGGTAGGCGGCATGCCCCGCCTCGTCGAGGGTGCGAACGACATCGTTGCAGGTCTTCATGCCTTGCTTGGCGTGGCCTTGCGCCACCAGCAGGCAGCCCAGGGCGAACAGGTTGCGCAGCGCAATGGCGACCTCGGGGCTGTGGGTTCGCTCGATCAGTGAGTCGAGTTCGGCCGCGTCGATCTTGGTTTCGATAGACATTTGTGACGCTCCTGATTGGGGGCATGGGGGATATACATGAATAGCACTGCTTTGATTCCACTCTTCAACGGTGACCTGTTCCCGGCACAGGGCTGACCTCAATGACCAGCAGTACCTACAAGCTCGTCTGCCCGCATTGCCACGGCCGCATGCGGATCAGGACCAGCGAAGGGCAGCACATCTTCCTGCGCATCGCCTATCTGCAGTGCACTGAAGAAAATTGCAGTTGGAGCGTGCGGGCGGAGTTTCAGATGACGCATCAGTTGTCGCCCAGCGGAGAGCCGAACCCAACGGTGAACCTCCCGGACGCACCCAAGGCGCTTCGTCAAAAAGCGTGGAAAAAGCCACGGGGCGATGAGCAGCAGATGGACTTTATCGTTGAACTGGAGAGTGAAGAGCAATGAACAGCACAGAAGTTCTCCCGCGGGACTACCGGGAGCAGATGCAACAGGCCGCCCTGGAGTTCCTCTGCCGCCATCGGGGCGAGCATCTGAGCGACGAGCAGCGCCTGTTCGAGCGTACCTGCGACTATCTGGTCAACGTACTGGATGTGCCAGCCTTCATGGCTCAACGCCTGGCCCACTTGGCCATGACCCAGCTCTCCGAGCGACCGGGGCGGATCGTCGTCGACCGGACGGCCAGCGACGCCGAGCGCGCCTGCTTGGTCAATTCGTTCACCGGCGAGAGCGCCTTCGTCCCGCTTCGCTTGTTGCCTCACCGCCTACGGGCAGGGCTGGCTGCCACGCCGCTCTGACCACCCCCTAAATCCTGACCGACCGCCAGCCCCAACGACCGGGGCTGGCGCGGGAAACGTGCGCCCGAAATTTGGGAGAGAGACATGGAAAACGCCGTTGTCGTGCAGCTGTCGCTGGAGCCGAAACAGGCCGAGGCCCTGCTGCTGCACCTGCGCGAGCAGTTTCGCCAGACCCTGCAGGAGCAGTGGTACGCCGACCGCTATCGGCTGATCCCGGAGGGCATCCGTAGCGGCGCCATCCTCAACGACTCCCCGCGCCTCGTCGCGCAGAAAAAAGCCCTCGGCGCCCTCAGGGTTGCCCTCGATCAGGCGCAGTAAGGCCAGACCATGAATTACGATCTGCATCACCAGGTAGTCCAGCGCCTCAAGGCGGACTACGGCCTCAAGCCCGCCGCCGGCCAGTGGCTGCGCGGCGGCACCTGCCCGGCCTGCGGCAAGAGGGAGCTTTACACCCATGCCGAACACCCCTGGCTGGTCCGCTGCGGCCGGCAGAGCAAGTGCGGCAGCGAGTACCACGTCAAGGATCTCTACGACGATCTGTTCGACGACTGGAGCAAGCGCGCCCCGGCTAGCGAGCAGCAGCCGACCGCCAGCGCCCGAGCCTACCTGGAGTTCTCCCGCGGCTTTCGCCTGGAGCTGATCGAGGGCTGGTTCACCCAGGAGAACTACTTCGACCGCGAAGCCAACGCCGGCAGCGCGACCGTGCGCTTTCCCATGGAGGGAAACGGCTATTGGGAGCGGCTGATCGACCGCCCCCACCGCTTCGGCAAGAAGAAGGCCCGCTTCATGCCCGGCTACAGCTACCGCGGCAAGTGGTGGTGCCCACCGTGCGTGGATCTGCTCGAGGTCGACGAGCTGTGGCTGGTGGAGGGCATCTTCGACGCCATCGCCCTGTTGCACCACGGCATCGCCGCCGTGTCGGTGATGAGCAGCAACGGCTACCCGGAGGAGAAGCTGCGCGAGCTGAAGGCGAGGCGCGGCGACTCTCTGCCGACGCTGGTCTGGGCTCTGGACAATGAGCCCGGCGCCCGAGCTTACACCCGCAAGCACGTCCGCAAGGCCCGCGAGCTGGGCTACCGCTGCGAGGCTGCGCAGATCCCCCAGCGCGCCGGCAAGAAGACCGACTGGAACGACCTGCACCAACGCTGGATGTTCGAGGGGGACGAGGAAGAGCGTGCCGCGAAGGTCGAGCGCGACCTCGAGGAGGCGCGCCACCAGGGGGCGCTGCTGCTGGCCGAGAACGCCTCGGAAAAGGGCGTACTCATGTACGACTGGGACGAGTGCAACGAATTCCACTTCGGATTCGATAACCGCTTGTACTGGTTCAAGCTCGACCTGGATAAGTTCCACAAGGCGAAACAGCGGCTCATGGAGTCGGATAGTCACGAGGATCGGCTGCTGAACGAGCGCCAGATCCGGGATAAGGCCCTGCGCGAGTGTGGCGCGGTGGTCAGGCTCGCCAACTGCTATCCGCAGGCCCTGTACTACATGCGTAACGAGGTGACGGACGAGTCCTGGTACTACTTCCGCATCGACTTCCCGCACGACGGCGGCAGCGTGAAGAACACCTTCACCGCCGCGCAGGTGGCCGCCGCCAACGAGTTCAAGAAGCGTCTGCTCGGCATCGCCGCCGGTGCCATCTACACGGGCACCGGCCAACAGCTGGACAGGATCATGGAAAGCCAGCTCGGCCGCTTGAAGACGGTGAAGACCATCGACTTCATCGGCTACGCCAAGGAGCACGGCTGCTATGTGTTCAACGACGTGGCGGTCAAGGATGGCCAGGTCTTCTCGTTGAACGAGGAGGACTTCTTCGACATGGGCCGGCTCAGCATCAAGAGCCAGAGCCAGTCACCCATCCTCAGTATCAATACCGACCTGCATGCCTACCGCGAGGAATGGCTCGAGCTGCTGTGGCGCTGCTTCGGCGCCAAGGGGCTGGTGGTGCTGGCCTTTTGGTTCGGTTCGCTGTTCGCCGAGCAGATCCGCCAGCGGCAGAAGAGCTACCCATTCCTGGAGGTGGTCGGCGAGGCCGGCGCGGGCAAGTCCACGCTCATCGAGTTCCTCTGGAAGCTGTTCGGCCGCCTGGAGTACGAGGGTTTCGACCCGACCAAGAGTACCCCTGCGTCCCGGGCCCGCAACTTCGCCCAGGTCGGCAACATGCCGGTCGTGCTGATCGAGTCCGAGCGCGAGAAGGTCGACGGTGCTCCCACCAAGCAGTACGACTGGGACGAGCTGAAGACCGCCTACAACGGCCGCAGCGTACGTTCCACCGGCGTGAAGAACAACGGCAACGACACCCGCGAGCCGCCGTTTCGCGGGGCTTTGGTGGTTAGCCAGAACCATGCGGTCAATGCGTCCGAGCCGATTCTGCAGCGGATCGTGCACGTCAGCATGACCAGTCAGAGCCACACGCCAGCCAGCAAGGCGATGGCGGAGAAGCTCGAGCGCATGCCGGTGGACCAGGTCAGCGGCTTCATGCTCAAGGCCCTGGCTCAGGAGGCCAGGGTGCTGGAGGTGGTGACCGACCAGGCGCCGGTCTACGAGCAGCAGCTGCTCGAGCTGCCCGAGATCCGCACCGTGCGGATCGCCAAGAACCATAGCCAGCTCTATGCCCTGGTCGACGCTCTGGCCGAGGTGCTGCCGTTGACCGGCGAGCAGATCGCCGCGGCGCACGCCGAAGTCTGTGCCATGGCGATCGCCAGGCAGCAGGCCATCAACGCCGATCACCCGCAGGTGGTCGAGTTCTGGGAGCTGTACGACTTCCTCAATGGCCAGGACGAGAAGGGCGCCCTCAACCATGCGCGTCGAGAGGGAGTGATCGCCGTGAATCTCAACGAGTTCGCGGAAATGGCTGCCAACAAGCGGCAACAGGTGCCCCCGCTCACCGAACTCAAACGCCTGCTCAAGACCAGCAAGCACCCCAAGTTCATCGAAGCCAACAAGGTCGTGAATTCCTGCCGGATGCTCGACGCCTTCGACAAGCCGAAGACGCTGCGCTGCTGGCTGTTCCAGGAAACGTGAAACACCTTTCAAGGAGACACCCATGACACCAAAAGAGTATTTCGCCCAGATAGCCAAGGAGAACGCCGAACGTCCGGCGATCCGCGCGGCTGGTCTCGAGGCGCTGCAGCGCCTGGTGCCCATCGCCCAGCACGACAGCGGCCAGAGCCACACCATCGGCCGCTTCCTGCTCGGCCTCTACAACGGGGTGGC